TACTACATACATGTAGATTTCTCTTCTAAGTGCCTGTCCCTGTTCGTATTTATTCTTAGTGTTGTACATTCTTTCTCACTTCCCTCTGTTTAGAATCTAATAACTTATTAAAAGCAACTAGACAATTCTTGATAAACTGTTTATCATTATCATCAGGACACATTTCCGCATACTCTCCAAGCTCTATCAGACGATCAGTAGCCTGCTTGGAATATTCGTCTGTAAGTTCGGCTGAATAGAAATCTTTTATAGTTTTCCAAAATTCAGTCATAAATCTTTGAATATACGGAATATCCTTTGCTTCTACTTTTATTTTTATCATCTCCTTTGAATATTGTATACAATATACTGTATACGCTCTATTTAATTTTATTTTATAAATATAATATATTTATATTATTTTAATATAAGTAACCCACAGTAACCGAGATGTAACCGTACTAATTTGTGTAAACCATTGATTTTACAGGTAGGTAACCGAGTAACCGAGTAACCCTGACTTTCTCATATAGGGAAACTTTTATACTCAATATGTGCATATAAATACTCATATATATATATACAGAATCAAAGGTTACCTAGGTTACCCGGTTACCTTTTGGGCGAATTGTTTGTTAATCAAACACAATATCGTCTGTAATCTCAAAATCATCATTACAATTCACAAATCCTTTCGGAATTTCATCTACAATTTTCAAAAATACACATTTGGTGACAATTCCGTCCAGTTTCTTTGCTTTGGTCGGATAACCCCTGCTGTCGGTTTCCACAAGTCCCTTCTTAACAGCCCATGACAAAAATGCTTTTCTGGAGAATCTTCCGATTTTGCATAAATCATCAAACGCTGCGCTATAAATTATTGCAGTTGACGTTTTCTCTACCGGATCATTGTCAATAATTCCCCATCTTTCTGTCTTGATATCTGGGTTATCATCGAATTTAATCCCGTTCATGGCAATCTTATCAAGCACGAACCAGTAAGCGCGTTCGTTTTCAGATACCATTTCTTTCTCTGTCAGAAGGTTCTTAGCCGTCTCAATGTCAATGTACTGGCCATCATGGAACAGCTGATCTGTTGCGATTTTATCTGCTGCCAAGATAATGCTCATTGATATACTCTGCTTCTGCATTTTATCATCATCCTGTATAAGACTCTGAAAATGCTTCTGCATGGCTTTTATATCGTCAATGGACATTTCCTTAACTGCATTCACAAAATCAATTCCTGCGTAGCCGTAGTTCTTTTTAAGGGTATCTGCGGTAAGCTGCGGATCATCAAATATCTTTTCAGAGCACTCAACCTCAATAATTCGGTTAATTGCTCCGCCTTGACTGACATATCCCGCAAGCGGACGCTCACCATTGGTCAGAATACAGTTCTGCCAGCGGTTCTCCCGGTTCACACCCAGCTCTTTGTTAGAACGACTTTTTCCTTTACCGGAACACAGGTCATATACAATTCCTTCAAAATTATCCCTGATTTTAGCCGACACCTTTGAAGTATCGTCCAGAATCAGTGGTAAGTTGTTGAGCATATCGGATTTTGCTTCCAGGGCCACATCGGTTGTTTTAAAATCTCCTATGTATCTGGATTCGCCAGGGTTCGCCCAGACAGAAGCTCCCAACATAAGCGTCACAGTCTTACCACCCTCAGTTTCTCCCCAGAGGTCTACAAAAAATGGAAGGGCACCGACCAGTTTGATCAGAATACTGGCGAAACTTGCAGCCAACATAATTTTCGGTTCTATTCTTCCAGTAGCACGAACCTTCTTCACATGCTCATACCATTCTGTTCTGCTGCCACCTACGCTGATACTTTCATACAGTTGTCGAAACCTCATGTCTCCATCGAACACAATATCCTTGTCATAGGGAAGAAAATAATCCCTGATCCACCCGATTTTACTAGAGGAATATTGGATGTTGATATAATCATCATTGGCATTTTCTACGTCTGACAGATACCGGACAAGGAACTTCGCATTCTCAGAAGTCACGGAAATCCCAAGCGCAGATAAGCCAACGATTTTAGTAGATGACGCAACCATAGTTTTTGGCACAATAACCTCGGACCATTTATTATTCCTCTTATAGATTAACTTTATCTGTTCTTCCCCGGTCTCCAGATTCTTCATTCGTTCGATTGGAAGAATAGGGTGATAACAAGCTATAATATCCGGTGATCCTGGATTCGTATTTGATATTCTGATTCCGTCATCGTCTGCTATCCAGTTAAGACATTTCATTCTGTCATATTCACAATCGGAGAAATTAGTCCACTGGTCCAGCATCGAAACAGCCTTACTACTTTTTTCTTTTTCAATCATCTGCTTCTGTACTTTTGTGTAAGCCTTCAGCAAATCTTCGAATTTTTTCTTTACACCAAGCTCCTTGGCTCTGTCCAGAAGGGTCAGCGTAAGACGTGCCTTGTATATCTCGTCTTCCTGGCTGAATATCTCGTCAAACACTTCTTCGTCCAGAATAGAATCCTTCGTGAGTTTGTTTATCATTTCCACTTTCAATCACCTTCTTCCAGTCCTGTTATGAATCCATGGTGATATAGCGCAAGTTGCAACCTGTTCCATGCTTCACACCATCCGTCAGATAATGGTTTCACTCTGCCAAGGATAGCTCTGTAGAAATCTATATCCGACAAGCATTCTTGCAGCTCAACCTTTTTCTTCTGTTCTGTTTTCTCTCTCATTTCTTTTTGCTTCTGAGCGTGATATATTGCCATTCTGGACGAAAAATCAGGTTTATGGTATGCTCCACCAAGAATCTGAAATGCTGTCTTAAAATCGCAATTATCCATATTCTGAACGAAAGTAAAAATATCTCCTGACGCGCCACATCCGAAGCAATAGTAGCTGTCTTTGTAAATTTTCAATGAAGCAGTACGGTCACTGGGATGAAATGGGCAGCTGATAAAGCCAGCTCTGTTCGGAATCATTCCGTATCTGGAAAGAACATCTCTCATGCTGTTCTGCTGTTTAATTGTTTCTTTGTCCATCCGACAGAATCTCCATTATTCGTTTTCCAGTATTTTCCTTGTCACAAAATAGGAATTCAACTCCATATTTTCTCTGCATTGTGCATAGAATTTTATACAACGTATCGCCGTGCATAACTTTCTGTTCTTGCTCAATCCAGATACCATTTTTCTTAACCCGCTTCTTCGCCCTGGGATTCTCCCACCAGAGAACATCGTCCAGCTTTTCGATTCCTTTCCCGTGTTCACATAAGAAGACAAGTTTTATTCCTGCTTCATTTGCCCGGATAATTTCAGATCGGAATCTTTCATGCTGCTGGCATACATTTCCGCATAACTCTGCAAGGTTCTGTTTTCTATCAACTACTAAACGTGGGTTATCATAATTCATATAATCACCCACATACAGCTTTGACACGAACCATTTTTCCCCTGCCTCGTCAAATGCCTTTTTAATGCCATCAATAACTTTCTGATGTTCTCTGCTATCAATTTGTATCAATTAAATGGCATCTCCTCGTCGATACCATCAGGAATGCTCATAAAGCCGTCCGGGTCGGCTTCTGGATTCGGTGTATGTGATGCTGTCTGTGCCTGTGAAGAACCTTTGCTTTCGCCGAATTCGATTTCCTCGACAACGATATCTGTTGTATATACCTTCACGCCGTCTTTATTCGTATAGGATCCTGTCTGGATTCTTCCAGATAAATCTGCTTTCATGCCTTTTGTGAAATATTTTTCAATAAACTCCGCAGACTTTCCAAACGCAACACAATTAAGGAAGTCCGCTTTCTGATCAGAACCCTCTTTTACAAATCTTCTATTGACTGCAATGGAAAATCTTGCGATTGATGCTCCATCATTTGTATATCTGACTTCTGGATCTCTTGTAAATCGTCCTGTAAGAATAACTTTGTTCATTTTTTATTCCTTTCCACTATGCTGTTTATCGTACTCAATCAACATTTTGAGACATTTTTGCCCTTTTTCTTTTGTGAGTCCTTTCACATCGTCTACCTTGAAACGAGTTTTAATCTGTTCAAACAAGTTAGAACTCGGATATTTGTCAATGATGTTCTGGATGCTCATTACATTTTCTGAAGTAATCATCTCAACAGGTTCTTTTGATTCTGGCTTTTTAGCTGCTGTTTTCCCGCTGCTACCTGTATTAGTAGAATCACTGTCTTTGTTGTCATCAATGCAGAACAGACCATTCAGTGCATACTTTCTTGCATAAGATGACGCTGCGCCTGTAACCTGAGAAGAATCCATGCCTTTTTTTGACTCTTCTTCCCTTGCATAAGCAACTGTTACGATTTCAGAAGAAGAATCCTCTGCATCTTTTAAGTGCGTTTCTGCTCTTACATAGATTCTGTCCCCGACCACTTCCATCTGATCAGTGATACATAATACTGTCTTTGTTTCTGCCAGAAGTGGCTTTACAGCCTCCAGAATATCCTCACAGCTCCTGTATTTGTATTTCCCGAAGGAATTGTACTGTCCTTTAGGGGCTTTCAGCTTTGACTGAATAATGCCTAACTTCTCATATATATTCACTTCTATTCCTCCTTGTCATAAACCACGTGTTTACTGCTTTCAATAATCAGCAAACTTGCGATATCTTTCATGGATAAGGTTGATTCGTTATAGATTTCAACCAGTGCGTTGTATGCTTCTGGCGAAACTTTCACAACCGGGTTGTCCTTATCAGTTGCCGGCTGCTTCTTTCTTGCCGGAATACGGATTTCAAATTCACTCATTGCTTTCCTCCTTATATGATTTTTGAGCCGTCAAAAGCCCATTTAGAGCCTGTACGTAGCTTGCCAATGTTCTTGCTTTATATGATTCTTCAATGGGATTGTCCGGGACTGTAGCAAGCTGTATGTCAATCAATCTCAGAATCTCGTTAATCCTCTCCTGCATCTTTTTCCACCTCACTAAAGAAGCAGTAAACATTATCAGAACCATCTCCCCTTGCAGGGTTAATACCGCCTTCCGGAAGCAACCCGCTGGCACTGTGATATTCAAGATGATTCAGATACATGTCCGGGTTCTCCCAGTCAATAATGTACTGCTTTCGCTTATTCAGTTCTGACAGAAGCTCATTTACTGTCGTTATCAGTTCCATTGTCGGCAGGAGCTTCAGTTCCATCTGATTCAACATCTAACGGGCACCTCCCATCTATCAGAAGTTCCAGCAAGAAAGCTTTGATTTTGTTAAGCTTTTCACGGCTTTCTTTCTCGAAAAATGGATTAAAAGATACGCTCTGATATAAATCCCACTTAAACACGTATTCTGGAAGGCTAATATCTTCCTTCCTTTTGAGTCCACATACGCTCATGTCATAAATCGAATAAATGAAGCTGACACTTGCTGTCGGAACTTCATTCACAACTCTTTTACAGAGTCCATAAATTTCGTCAATCTCTTTCTCGAACATTTTCTATCCTCCTTATTTTCTACTGCCAGTCTGCTTTCATCTGACGCGCCGCCCATGCTGCCGAGATACCAAAAAAGATGTTCAGCCAGATAGGCACATCAACATATTTCCCGGCAAGCATACAAACAGCAATCAGCATATACTCTTTCATTTCATTTCTCCCATAATCCACGCCAGATTGCTCGCTACCAGTGCGGCTGCGGTCACAATCCATGCCATGAACCATTTTCTTGCTTTTTTTCTACTTTCTTCGACAATTTCTGTCGCAAGAATGAACTCAAGTTCGTCCCATGTCGGAACATTTTCACATTTATTTGTGCTTTTTCTGCTCATATCGTGCTAATTTCTCCTTTTTGGTATTTACAATTAGCAGATACGAAGTTATAATTAACCTGTACCTACTAAGCGTAGATTAGTAAGTGCAACGCTCCGGTTGGTGGTGCTTTCACCACCGGGGCACTATCACTTTAATGCTTCTTTTCCTCTCCAGATATATCCTGTTTCTTCCCAAAGTTTCCTTGGAGAGATAACAAATTCTATTCTGCCAGAACCTTTTCTGTCGTGAATCACTTTATTCCCACGATACGCCGTACCGATAGGCAACCATCCATAGATGATTCCTGATCTGACAGATGGTATAGGAATGCCTGTCATTTTGCTCACATCTGATACTGTCAGTCGTTCATTTGAGAACTCTGGCATCTGTGGAATGCCGGAAATGATTCTCGCGACTTCTTCGGCAAATTGATGGACTTCTGCGCTTTCTTTGATGTAAGTATCAACTTCGCTCATTTCATGCTCCTTTCTTACTTTCTTTCTGGTCAGAATTCGCTTCTTCACAAGTATGCGGAATCTCATTAAAATCCCGACCTTTTTCATATTTGAAAATACTTCCAATCTCGCATTGACTATATACTTCCTCAGTTACATAATAAGTAGCTGTGTCATATTCTTTTTCTTCCTCATTGTAATCACGAATATCTATTTCATAAGAATCCGAATAGTAATACACATAAGGCATTACAGTTGTATATGACATCTTTCCATCAGTATGAACTGTAGAGATTAGAACTGTTTCTGTATGTGCAGGAATAAATTCTTTATTATAAATTTCTCCCTCTTTTAGCTTCTCTTTACAACCAGAGAGAAAAACAATCCCTGCAACTATCGGAATAATTAATAATTTCTTTTTGATATATACTCACTCCATTTCATGCTATACCTATTGTATTTTCTTTCCCCTCTACCTATAATGCTTTTACAGGCACCGACATGCCGAGTATAACGAAAGGGGAATTATATGGTTGAAACAATCACTCGACTGTATCACTGCCACAAGATTCACAAGCATGTGACTGTTTATGAAGAGTATGAGGTTTCTGGTAACAGTCGCCGCCTACTGCGGTGCTCATGTCCATATCATCAATACACGGAAATGAAGCCGCGCTGTGATGGGTATAATGACCATGGTTTTCAATGTGGTTATGCAAAAAATCAATAACCAGGCTCACTAACTCATCTGGTCGCTCACTTGGCGATAGGTAACAGTAAAGCCGTAGGTCACATTTGCAACAGTCTCCACCAGATTCTTTGCAGTGTTGGCTGACGGCTTTGTTAAATTGTAATGCGTCCATTGTTTTCACTTCCTTTCTAGTTAAGAACTTTGTAGATGGTTTTGTCTACTTTTTAAAGAAAATTTTTTCTTTCTCAGTAAGTGATGTGATTCCAAGTTCACTACAGAGAATATCTGTTTCCCTGTTTGTGAAGTCTGCCTTGTTCTTACATTTCATTCTGAAATACTGCCTTGAAATCCCTAATTTCTCAGCCAAATATCCATATTTCTTTCCAGAGTCTTTAATTCTCTGTTCAAGCAATGGAGTATCAACCATTCCTGTTCCTCCTTTCTTTTTGTTGATGTTTCTGTCTACATTTAACACTATAACCCGTGTTGATATTTTTGTCAACAATATTTTCAAAAAATGTTGAAATATTTTTCAACACATGTTATACTCTCATTGTAAGCAGAAAGGAGGTAAACTCCATGAACATAGGAGAAAGAATTAGAAAGTGCCGTGAAAATTTAGACATGACGCAAGAAGAACTGGCATTAAAACTTGGATATAAGTCAAGATCTTCCGTGAATAAGGTTGAAAATTCAAGAGAACTTTCTATAAAGAAAGTGCGTGACTATGCTAAGGCATTAGGCGTATCGCCTGCTTACTTAATGGGATGGACGGAACATAAGCCAGACAATGCAGAATTAGTCGCAGATATCTCAGGAAATCCGCAGCTACTGTCCTGTATTGAAAAACTCACTAATCTTCCAAAAGACGACCAACAGTTAGTTTATGGCTACGTAGATGCTCTCTATTCCAAAAATAAAGCCGGGGATTAATTTCCCCGGTTTTTTAATACTCTGGCAATGAATCTATAGAAGAATTCAAGCAGACTGTCATCATTTATTTTATCTATCATTTCAATAATTTCCTTCTTATAATCCATAATAGCCCTCCCTGTCGCAACTACCGCCTACACTACAGTATATGTTCGGCTGTGGGAAATAGAACCGAACATTAGTTCGTTTTTGCTATTATACCATCAATTCCGATTCTTGGCAACTGCCAATGATATACATGAACTTTCTCTATTTCATAGAAAAACTTCGTGATCGCAAATATAAATATGTTTTCACGGAGGAAAAATGCGAGATCACAAACTTTTCCACCGCCGCCGTCTGCATGCGGATACTTCTTGACAGAATGGTCCTGGCATACCATATACGAATGAACTATCTGCATATCTTTCTGATTATTATTGGAAATTATCTTTTGCGGGGTACGTACAAGACTAAATACCTTATAGATCAGCAAGAGAAGTACAAAGCACTTAAAACATTTCTTTTTCATCTAAATCACTCTATTTCATTCTAAATCTTTACAATATGCTCTTAAAATGATAAAATAAAAATACCACATATAACCGTACTTTACATAACATTGCAAAAACAGCGGTACAAAATACACAATCCGCATGAAAAGTGCGAAGCGTGGCGAATAAAGCTATTAGGAGGAACAATTCTATGAGTAAGAAAAAAGGCGGAAAACTTAAATGGGTAGTTTTAGCAGTCGTCGCCGTTGGCGTTATTGGTGCCGTTGGTGGAAATTCGGATTCAAACACCACGTCTTCTTCCAGCACATCTGCAAAGACAGAATCTGCAAAGGAAGTTGATACGTCTACACCAATTGAATACACATCCGTATCAGTCAATGATATGATGTCTGATCTTGATAATAATGCAATGGGTGCATCTGATAAATACAAAGGCAAATACCTTGAGATCACCGGAAAACTCAGCAACATTGATGCGGCCGGAAAATATATTGATCTTATGGCTGATGGAGATTTTGAGATTATTGGAGTCCAGTGTTACATCAAAAACGACGATCAAAAAGCTAAAATAGCATCTATGTCAAAGGGCGACACCGTTACTTTAAAAGGAAAATGCACAGACGTTGGAGAAGTTCTTGGATATTCTCTCGATATTGAAGAAATAGAATAAAAATAAAAACCACCCCGGCATTGGCGTACCGAAGTGGCGTTTATACATCTCCGAAGAAATGTAATATTCTGGCAAAACATATTGTATCATCTTCGGAGCAGTCGGGCAAGTCAGAAAGTTTGTTCGGCTGTTATTTTTATACCTAAAATAAATACAGCTACAGAAAGAGGGAATAAAAATGGCGAAGAAAAGAAAGAAATACCCGAAGCTCCCGAACAGTTTCGGAACAATACGGTACCTGGGTGACAATCGCAGAAATCCGTTTGCGGTCCATCCGCCGGCAGTACTGGATGAAAAGACCGGAAAGCCCGTCCGCCCGCCTGCAATCTGCTATGTAGACGACTGGATTAAAGGATTTACTGTACTGACCGCATACAAGGCAGGAACATATCAGCCAGGGATGGAACGGGATCTTGAGATATCACCTACAACGGACGTAGATACCCTTATTACTCGTTTGATCGCTGACTACAATACAATCAAGGGCGTCGAGGATAAACACCCGGAAATCAAGAAATTGACGTTTTCAGAGGTATATGAACAGTTTTATCAATGGAAATTTGCCGAGGGAACAAGTTTTTCTGCCAGTACAAAGGAAGCGTACCGAACCGGATACATGAACAGTCGCATGCTCCATGACCGTATATTCGAAGACTTGAAAGCTCCTGATCTTCAGGAAGTCATTGATGACTGCCCTTTGAAGAAGGAAAGCCTTTCCATCATTCTGACATTATTTAAGCAGATGTACAAATATGCTGTCTATGCAGAAATTGTGTCTGAAAACAAGGCGCAGTATGTAAAAATCAAGATTGGAGACGACACAGAGCACGGAACCCCGTTCTCTGATGAAGAATTGCAGATCCTCTGGCGCAACACTGACGATCCGGAAGTGCAGCTAATCCTTATCATGTGTTATTCCGGCTGGAGGATTGGGGAAATTCCAAATTTAAAAATTGATTTTAAGGAGAATTATTACCAGGGAGGTTCCAAAACAAAAGCCGGAAAAGACAGGATTGTTCCAATCCATCCGGCTGTGTATGATTTTGTCCGCTCAAAAATGCAATCACAAGGAAAGCTGCTGATGTACACCCAAAAGTACCACCGGGATAAATTCTTCTATCCTACGCTGGAAAGACTTAATATAGTCGGAAATCCAAAACATACTCCTCACGATTGCAGGCATACATTCTCAATGTTGTGCGAGAGATACGGCGTCCGGGAGAATGATCGCAAAAGAATGCTCGGACATTCCTTCGGCGGTGATGTTACAAACGCCGTTTACGGTCACCGGACATTGGAAGAACTCCGCACAGAGATTGAGAAGATAAAAAACCCATTTGTGACTAACTGTGACTAACGGAATCTTATTTTATCAATTTTATTCATCACAATTCAGGACATAAAAACACGTGAAACCCTTGTAAAATCAATATTCTCAGCGATTTTACAAGGAATTCACTCATTTCATTTTCATTACTTTAATTTTATGCAGTCAGGATATTAATTAGAACTATGTAAATGTCAGAAAGTCCTTTAAATACAGTGTTTTAGAGGATATTTAATTAGGAAAAGATTTTTTGTTTGTGACTAACGTGTGTCCAACGAACTAATAGGATTTACAAAACGAAATGATACAATATGTTATAAGAAACCTGATTCCCGGGGTACTATCCCCGGGAGTTTTTATTTATGAATTTCTGAAATTCTGGTAAATACGCCCTTCGGGACAAACTCAAATACGAACCCATTATCATTCGGGTACGGGATTCTGACGAAGTACCATTTCAACCCGGAACTGTCTGTTTCGGTGTATTTCATCACCTCTACAACTGCGCCTTTTTTCAGCTTCGGAAACAGTTTAGATGGGCTATTTTTGTTTGATTTTGTATAACATTTTGTGTCTTTTTTAATCTGTGCAATGTAGGCTCTGGTGTTCTGTTTTTTGACTGTATCTGAGTCTGAATCTGATGTTGTATTTTTAACTAAACTGTAGTTTGGGGTACAGAATTTCGTTCCCGGGAGATTACTGTTGTAGTAGTTTTTTTGGCACACGCCACCGCCATTTGCGATAATTGTAGAGCCACCAGAAGTATTCCCTTCGACTGTCCAGAACCGATCTCCTGACACCTTAATTACGATTCCAGTGTGTGTAAATTCTCCATTTCTGTAGAAAATAACAATATCACCTATCTTTGGATTTGCATTCAAAGTGAACAAATCCGCCATTGTCGGACAATAAACGTATGGCCAATGTTTTAAGAGCTTCTTTGCTGTGTCTAAGCCAAACGCCTTCATCATGCACCATGAAACAAACGCTGCGCACCACGGCTGCCCCTGATAATCCGGCTTAATATCTCGCCAGTATTTTGTGTAATTATTTTCTCCGGCATTTGCAGTTTTGCTGTCAAGTTGGCTATTGCTTGCCTTTTCAAGATATCCAACTTCATTCTTTGCGATCTGGATTAATTTGTCAATTGCGTTCATGCCTGTTTCCTCACTTTCTGGAAAATATGTCTTTAATGCATCGTAAACAAACTTCTGCCTGCTCTTATATGCCCCAACTTGGTTCCCTGTATCGGTCTGGCAGGCCGCATAGAGATTATCGAGTGTATATGGTTTCTGAGTCTTTGCCAGAATCCTCGTTACTGCCCCTAGTCCACCTTGGTGCCTAAAGTTCACACACATAGCTTGCCCTCTAGCGTCCGTAACGCCCTGTTTAAAGGCTTCATCTGCATAGACGGCTAATTGTTCATCCATAAGACTATCTTGGCATTTAACACCGATTTTGGACGAAATAAGGGCAATTATGGTATCAGCAAGCTGTGATACTCTGGAAATATTAAAACATTCCCAATTTGCGGTCTGAACTTGTTCCAGAAGTCTGACCTTGTCTATTTTCTCCCACTGTTCCGGGTCAGCATCGTAAATCCGTTCCAGAAGTGTCTTGGCTTCGGTTGCGTACCATGCTCCTGCCCCGATTGTAATTGCATGTTCTTCAGAAGAATTGGTGTAGGCTTCTGTGAAGTCTGAATAATCCTGCTGTCCATAGACCTGCCCGCCGGTCTCGACCGCATAGATAATCTTCCTGAGAACCGTTTTCTGTTCGTTTGTCATATGTAAATCTTCTATATTTTATACTGACACAATTAGACTATTTTATCTGGATAGGTATTTTGTAAATTTTATGAAAAATTCTGGTTAACTAAAGCCCTCTTTAGTTAATTAGTTTCCGCTTTCGGTTCTTCTTCCTTATTAACATCCATCAGCTCATTGTACTGTTCCTCTGTGATTCTCCCAACTGCAAAAAACACATCAATCTTATTTTTCAAATCATCTGTAAGTCCATTTCTTTCTTTAAGTTTTAGTAATGTTCTATATAACATAATCATACCTCCAATTCTGTTAATGCTACTGCATATTCACTGTTGACATAGGCTTCTGCTGATTGTGTATCCATGTCATAGATATAATCACGGTTATCGTTAAGTTGCTTTTTGACATAATTCCATCCATTTGCCATGCTTATCGGATAGTTGAATACTGTATATCCGTCAAGCTGTTCAGAATTGATAGATATATTTGTGATTGGATAATATGTTGCAAGTGCTTTGAATGCGGCAATTTCTTCGTGGGTGAGGTCGGTTTCTTTGGGAGTTTGTAATACAGCATAAACATACACATCATTATTTTTCACATAGTTTTTAAACGCATTAACATCAGTGAATACATCATTATGTGTAAAATAGAAACCAGTTGCTCCTGATCTGATATAATTGCCCGATAAAATACTTTGATCAGTTATTGTTTTCGCAATATTAGTTGCACATATTTGAGAAACCAGTTTTAAATCGGTATTGCAATATATCCAACCACTTGTGTGTTCATAAATGTTTTCATCACCTGTTATTTTATACTTAATAATTCTCTGTACTCGTTTCCCCCGCTCAACATCGAAGTAGTCACTCACATACTGCTGACCATCTATTGTGACGTTACCACCTGAACTTACAGGGATTGCGCTGAGAGTATACGGCAGGGTGACGGTCTGCTCAGTGTATGGCTTAAACGCAGTAATTGTTTTACCGATTAAGGCTTGTGGCTTCCATATTTCATCGTAATTAGTTCCTGCTGAAACTTTAATAGATAAATTAAATGGATACTTAGCATCTTCTTTTTTAATGATATAAGGGGTATTGATATTATGGTTAATAATTGAAAAGCCAATGGTAATATCGTTAGTCAAATCTAAGTAAACATCGCTTGATTCTTCCATGCCTTTTGCTTTATTTGGAGAAAATATAATTTCAGTTTCTTCTTTAAAAACTATGTTTTTTTCAAAAGCAACTTTAAAATTAGCATTAGCTGTACCTTTTAATTTTACAACCCCGTTGCTTACAGTAATGGTAACTCCACCTTCTTGATATTCACCGTCTGTTATTTTTAAAATATTGCTTCCAAGCAGTTTTATTGTCGGATTCATCACGCTTTTAATCTCAACTGGATTCTCTGGCGTTGGTGTTCCATCCTGTGATGATTTGCCATAGATCATCATATCCATAATTTTGCCATTGTCAGAATCAGCAAGATGATTTTCACCTTGTGAACTTGCGTAGAACTTTGTAATTTTGTTTGATAAATCTTCCCTTAGCGAAGCAACATCATCTGTGTTTTTCTTAATCTGCTGCGCCTGCTCTTCTGTGGCTCCAGGTTGTACAGGGTTCTCCTTGAGATATTTATTTACTGCATTTTCTATCTCTTCTGGAGTCAGTCCGCTAATGCCTTTCTGACATAAATCGTATAAATATTTCTCTACCCGCGTAATTGGGGCCGGGACATTTCCGGTATAACTCCCAGTTAATTTAGCAAGATATTTCTCTTTTCTTGTTATCGGATTATCTGCCATAGTTACTCCTTTCTGAATGAACTTTACATTCTGAGACTGTCTATTTTAATTATATCACGTAGACGATTTATAGCTCTGTACCAATCGATTAATAGTATGGTCGGGACTGAGATTTTGATGGTTTTTAGGCGAATAATCAATGATTATGACACTGCCCAAGCTAATAATTCTTCCTTGGTATCGAACTTATTCAGTACCGGAAGAGGATCTGTTAAACCAGTCACGCTGGAACCAATGCCTGGATTATATCCGCCGATTGATGTACTATATTGATGCTCATTAAACAGTCTGATTCCATTTCTTTCGCTGTAATTAGAAAGGCTAAATACGTTGTCAGAATATACAATTTTTGCGTTAACTTTCTTGTATGCTTCAGGGTTAACATACGGACCGCCAATAGGCAGATCAGATTCCTGTCCATCAAACTCCATTGTGTAGAAGAAAATTTTATCTATATTTTTTTTAATTTCCTCGCTCTTTGATTTGCAAAGCAAATAAACATAAGAAGAATATACTTTATTGCTTCCACTGGTTGTTTTTTCTTCCTTTCCATAAATGCCAAATTCAATATTATCTTTATTCAGATTTAATTCTATATCGTATGAATACAAGAGAATTTGCCTGTATGCAATATAAAATGAAGATGGTGGTACAAAATATGTCAAGGCATCCACTATATTAAGCTGAAATCCATTTTCGGAAGGTTCTTCACCCTTTTTCCAGAGAAGTGTATCTCCACCCCAGATTTCATCCGTATTCACGCCGTTGATCGGAAACTCACTGATTTCCTTCCCGTTTGCAAACGCCCGATATTTCATTCAATCAGCCCTCCTCGTAAGTGAAATATAATGTGTCTTTTCTGTCATTGCCTGACGCTACAAGTGCGTCATAATCGGCTTTTTTAATTCGTTTTATGCAACGCAATTGAGTCTTTTTAACGGTCGCTATATCGTCTGCCAGCATCGCAATATCAATACCGTCGGAAAACTCCTCGTAACTGATCGTAGGAAGCTCAGAACGGGTCTGATTTACTGTCGCAGATATCTCAGGAGTATATTTACCAAGCTGTTGATTATTCCCGTTGTATGGGCTGTTTTTCGCACTGTAAGTATCAATCAAACTTGTACCGCCACTTATCTTTAACACGCGGCTCATAATATAGCTGTTTACCAATACCGGAAGTTCGGTACCATCCTCCAGATATTTGATAGTTTTCATCTCTACAGTCTGGCCAACCATATTGAACGGATTTCCTACAACTTCTGCCGTGTATTCCTGTGCCCGATATAGGTGTGACGGGTCTAATTTAGATGTCGTTCCATAACAGAGATTTACCAGCGGTTTTGAGCGTGTATACACGCCGTATTCGTCTGCGTCGAACGCCATATTTAACCAGTCCTGATTGCCGACAAAAAAGCTGTTTCGGTTGTGATAAATGTTCTTTTCATATGCTTCCTGAGCTGATGGTTCGCCGGATGAAAAGATGCCCGGATATGGGTCTGCCATAAACTCCCGTGGGAACCAAATTCTGCCCTCTTTTGCGTAGAAACTTTTGAACGTATCCAGATGAATTTGTGCTTCAAAATATTTATATATTTTTACACCTAAGACAGTTGTTCCGAACTGATAACTGTTCTCTGGGAGTTTCAAATACTCGAATTTTCCATCCCTGTTCATCCATCCAAAAACACTATTTTGGAGACATAAATCTTTGATTATATTAATTGCATTTATCTCGTTTGAAACGTTCGTGTTCGGCACAGAAGCATTGTCATATTCGAGCGTTGTTTCAACTTGTTCAATTCCTAAATACGCAAATAAAGCGTCCCTAAATTGTTTCTGGGTAAATACCATTTGACTATCAATCGTACGATTTTTATACCACCATGCAATATCAGTGTTTCGTAATTTATACAGATAATCATACGCAACAAAATTTCTGGTCAGGGAATTTGATGCTCTTTCTGCGGTATCAATTTCCCCTGTGAAAATCTTTAATTTGGTTTTGTTTCGTTCCAAATAAACTTCAATTCTTCCGGTCGGATAATATTCTTCTCCGGTACCGTCAAACTGTTTATGGTGCGCTGAAAAACTTATCTGATTGCACACGCAGCCGCCGAAAATAAAGTAGTTTTCAGAGCAAATTGACTCCTGTAAGGTTACGGAACTTTGCTGGATATTCTCATTTGTTAAATCCTCAAATTCGCCGTTTATCCAGTGGACGGTAATATTGATAGGGTCTGAATTTTCTTCAAAAGGATTCTGCCCGTCATTCGTGATTTGGACTTGGAAAGTTGTGCTGAATGTTTCAGATTCCGTGTCGCTTATAACTTCCGTATAAATCACTCTGACAGTGTTAGTGCCGGCTTTAGAGCTATTAAAACCAGAGGTCTGATAATTTGTTACAACTGTCTCTTTTCCGGACTCTGTAACCTTCATGACTTCCATGCCGGAAGTATCAAGGCTGTCACCGATTTTATAGTATGTTTTGTCCGGATATTTGGAAATTCGGATTCCTTTTACTTTTTCCGGTGCTTCGATTTCTATTTGAAATTTTGCAGTCAGCACGGTATCTTCTTCGGTACAGGATACGGTAACGGTCTGTTTTCCAGATTCCGACATGTTAACAGAATATGAAAGCTCACCGTCCAGATTATATTCTTTACCGTTTGAATACTGAACCTTGCACTCTATTCCAGTCGGGTCAAAAGTATCTCCTACGGTATATTTTAATTTATTTGGTAAGGTTTTTACATTCAGGGATTGTGGTTTTGCCGTCCAAACAATAGTTGCGCTTTTCTGTCCCCACGGGGAACCTGAAATTGAGTCTTTTTTTGCATTAATTCTTATGATTGCAGTACTAAATCCACCGCTTCCTAAGATTCCGGTTATTCCATATATCGGAAGACTGCCTTCCGAAAGTTCTTCGACAGTACTCGGAATATCAAGTAATGTTATATTGGAACAAAATGTAAACCTATATATTCCGATGATTCCCTCACTGATTTTTAATTCTTTTATTTTTTCTCCAAATGATCTTGGTGTATTTACAGGAACACCTACTTGGTTAGTACCTAAAATCGTACATACTCCTGTATTTAAGTCAAGAGTCGCAGTAGCAGATTCCTTGTCTGGATAGCCAGTTGTCGTAGTAAATGGACTTCCGTAAACAGTATAAGGATTTTGAATTTCTTTCCCCTTGTATGATATGGTCGTGTAATAAGAACCAGCTTTCGATGTATCAACCAGTGTCTCTGTAAAGTTTCCGTATGAAACCGTTTCTTCTTCTCCGTTTTCATATGTTACCGTCAAACTTTTTGCGGCATATCTATAAGTTCCGGTGTTTTCGTCGCCGATGAAGAAAGCAGAAGTTTTTCCAAAATATTCCTTGACTTTTATCGAAATAATATCATATACAGTTATATTGAATGTAGCTGTTTTTTCTTGATATGTTACAGTTATAGTTTTTTCTCCCGGGCTTGTCATATCAGGAGAAGAAAGTGTATAACCTGTAATTTTCTTAGTTGTTCCGTCATCATAAGTTGCTGTTACGGTCAGACCTGAGTTGTCAAAAACGTCACCTTTTTTATAACTTGTTTTCGTCGGAAGCGTAGTTATTTCAATACCAGTAAGTATAGCATTGCCCCATTCCACTATCGCGTTTGAAGCTGCCCACGGTGCACCGGAAATAGCATTTTCTTTTTGATTAATTCTAATCGTTGCAAGAGAATCCGCGCCGTAGAAGCATCCACTTCCAATAGTTTTAACATTATTTCCGATATACACAGATGTTAAATTACTACAGTTTTGGAACAACACATCTCCTAACGTTTCTATGGCAAAATTATCTGGGATTGAAAAAGTTTCAAAGGCGCATTTAGAAAAGCAATAGCTAGGTATAGACTTTAATTTTTTTGATAATGTTATATTCTTTAAGGAGGAGCAACCGCTAAAAACACTTCCTCCTATTTCTGTAATACTGTCTGGAAACACAATATTGTCAAGAGAACTACAATCGCGGAAGCAGTTCTCGGGAATAGATGTAATTCCATTGCTTATAGAAACATCCGTTAAGTTTGAACAGCCGTTAAATTGCCCGCTTCCATTCCACTTTACAGCTTCACCCAATGATAAATTTTCAACGGTATTATTATAATAAAATGCGCCATTATCAATAGTACCGCCACGTATGGTCATGCTTTTTGCAGAAATATTGCTTATTCTTTCACTTCCGCTACTCGAAAAAATTGTGCCTTCTCCGCCCATTTCCAGACTTTCGAGAGAGCTTCCTTGAAAATTATATTGCATATTCTTTAATGTGGACGGAAGGGCTAATTCAGTAATTAAAGGGCATTCATTAAAAGCTACAGGTGATATAGTTTCAAGTCCCTCGTGAAAGATAACCTTTTTTAAACTTGAGAGATTTGAAAAACTACTTGAACCAATTTCTAAAACCGAATCGGGAATCTCCAGTGAAATCAGCGCACTACTTGAGAAACAGGATTTACCGATTTTTTTTAATGACTGTGGGAACATAATTTGCGTTATTTTTGTTGAATAAAAGTTTCCATCGCAAATTTCTTCCAAAGTATTGGGAAATGAGATATCTTCAAGATTTTTGTTTCCCCCAAATGCGTCAACTGGAATTTTCGTAATTCCATTCCCAATATTTACTTTTTTAATTCTCGTTTTTATTGAACTTGGCGTGTTTTCTATATTGGAAAGCGATAAAAATTCGCCTGTCCCAGTTACTTTTAGGAGACCAGTTTCGAGGTCAAATGTAATGTTTACATCTTCTAAGTTCGGGGTTCCTGCCTGTACATTATATGAATCAAGCACTGTAACTGTAAGTTCTGTGGTTATCCCAGAGTACTCAACCGTTGAAATTTTCTCGCCTGCTTCAGATGTGTCCACCTGAGATACTGTGTATCCACTTTTTACTGTTTCTGTCGTTCCATCGTCGTAATTTACATCAATGCTTGATACGCTTACATTACTTGTATCTCCGACAAAATAATATACGTTTGAATAACTTTTTATTGTAATACTTACAGGCGTTGCCATAGTTTTTCCTCCCGTCTATAAAATAAAAGAGCACATGAGCTGTGACACCCATGCACTCTGGTCGTTAGTATTCAATCAGTGCGATTCGGATGCTTGAATAAAACACCATCCCTCTTTTTTTATCAATTTCATTGATTGTAAAGTCAATATCTGGAACATATACTTTTGCATTCGTATATGTATTTGTTTCGTCATTCCAGTAGGTGATATTTGCTTTACGCTCTTGCTTATTGATAATTGAGGAATTCATTACATTTTGAATTTTTATTTTTTCTTCTAGGGTTAAATCGTCAACTGTTTCAAATTCTATCTTTGTACGATAATGTGGGAGTGTGTCCCTGTGCAAATATCCTTTTGTATCTGTCCATGCATCATTTTCAAGCCTCTGGTTCGGTGTGCTTTTCCATGTTGCTCTTTTGATAAATTCATGTGGAAATTCTTGAGTCCCGAATTTTAACAGCCATCCCTGAAAATTCCCTGAACTAAATTCGCTCATGTGCTCACCTACCCTTCAAAGATTCCGAAGCCCGTCCGGTTCCTGTATTGTCCGTTCTGATCGCGAAGCCATCGGATAAACTCATGCCCATCAATGTTGAGCGTGATGTACTGGGGAGAACTTCCACTATTGTTTCCGGATTCCCTCAGAGCGTCCATCATTGCCTGTTTCATGGTCGAAAGAGGAGATACAACCTCTGTCTCACGCTTGTTATCACCTAAAACTGCTGCAAACTCTCCGGCGTTTCGTGGCACAACTGTACCTTTTGCCAGATATGGAATCTGCGGTGCTGTCATGGTCGGGATCGTAAATCCCCAGGTGCTTCCTCCGATCTTCGGCACCCAGTTCGGAACTTTGATTTTCATTCTATTTAGCACGCCGATAGCAGTATTTACTCCGGAAATAATTCCACGTATCATTCCATTAATTAAGCCGATCACGCCATTAATTGGGACTTTTGCAATATTTACCAAAGCGTCAAACACACTTTTAAAAGTATTCTTTACATTTTCCCACGCTTCTTTCCACCAATTCACAAAATCAGTTTTTATCCAGTCAATAAATGTCTTGAATCCGGATTTTATAAAATCTACTTTTTCTTTTAGTGAATTAGCTAATATGGAAACGATATTTTTAACTTTTTCCGTTAACGAGTTCCATTTGTTTATAAATCCCTCTGCAAATACTTGCGTTTTTTCACCGATCCAGTCAACTATATTTCCAAAGAAATCTTTTATGTAATCCCAGTTCTTTACAAGTAAAACACCTGCTGCTATTACTGCGCCGACTGCCGCAATAATCAGTCCGCCCGGTCCGATCGCTGTTGCTATTGCAGATATTCCGCCAAGTATGCCACCGGAACCCGTCATGAGGGCAATTAAGCCTTTCAACGCAAGTCCAATATTGCCGATATTACTGATAAGCGTAGTAACCAATGGGATAATCTTCGCTGTTGCAAACATTCCTATAAGTGCCGCTCCAAACGCTTCAACCAGTGTCTGATGTTCTCCGAGGAAATTAAGAAACCCTGATACAATATTGATAAGAGTCGGAACGCCTACTTCAATCAGCCATTTCAGTGATGGAAGAATGATGTTTGTATATATCCACTCAAGGACGTTTCCAAGTGCTTCGATAATCGGAGCAAAGGATTTTGTAAGATTCTTGATAGACTCCAATAACGGGTAAAAATCAAGTTTTCCAGCCCAGTCCGCTGTTGCTTTTGTTATCTTTTCAATAAACTCAAGAACTTTTTGAAAAGCATTCGCTAAATTTTGAATAATTTTTGTTCCAACATTATTCTTATTCCATGCTTTAGATAACTGACTTGCAATATTTCCGATTATCTTGAAAATGTTCTGAAAAATCCGAAGCATGGTAGATAGGATTTCTGTGCCTGTTCCATTTGTCCAGACTTCCATAATGCTTTTTCCGACACTCTTTGCAAGTTCAGCAAGACTGGAAAACATATATCTTGCAGCGTCAATGGTATTCTTACCCTCTCTGTTCCAAGCCTCCTGAAAAGGCTTCCAGAGTTGCTTAAGTATATCAGATAACTTCTTTGCAGATTTGCTGAGTTTGTCAATCTGGCTTTCTCCTTTTGCCAATCCTCCGTAATCTACCTGTCCAACATTTCCGAGGCTAATATTGTCTGCCTTTACGGCAGGCGTTTTTGTCGCACCAGATATCGCATCCGCCGCTTCTTTTCCAATAACCTTTAATTCGTCAAACGGAGCAATACTCTTTTTTAGAGCCTTGGTCTGCTTATTTAACGCGCTTGTGCTGTCCTTCGCGGAATCTGTTACATTCTGCGTAGCATCAGCCAGACTATCAGCTCCATCAGCAGCGCTACCATAAGCATCTTCTGTGGCTGACAGATCAGTTCCGGTAAGTCCTGCTCCACTGGCTCCCGTCTGCCCGGATGATTTGTTTCCGGTTATCAGTTCCGTGAATGACTTAAAGGCATTTGCTACTGTTGCTAGTTTTGCCAGCAATGTGTTAATCACTTTGATAACCGGCGTGAAGATATTAATCAGTCCCTGTCCGACTGATGCCTTGAGAGATTGCAGCTGTAACTGCATCACTCGCACCTGGTTCGCCCAGCTGTCTGATGTTCGGATAAAATCACCAGATGCCGCAGAAAGCTGTTGCGTTACGAATTTTAATCGAAGTGCAACTTTCTCCTGCTCTGTCATGGCAGATGTGGTCTTTCCGAAACCATTTGCCAGTGCGAACTGATCGAGAGCCGTCTGGGTCATTACAACACCGAGATCTTTCAAAGATTCCGTTTCACCAGTAAAGACACTCTTCAGCTTTGTGAATGCTTCTCCCTGATCGAGATTATAGAAAGATGCAACATCGCCTGTAAGCTGAGTCAGCTGAGTAGACATATTGTACGCCTGCTCCTCTGAGAATCCGAAGGCTTTTGCCATAGCTCCAAAGGTACCAGTGTACTGCTTTGCCATTGTTTCGGAGAGTCCGGCGGATGTTATAGCGCTTTTAGCAAATTCATTGACCTTGTCAGACATGGTTGTAAATGTAACATCCACGACGTTCTGGACTTCGGCGAGATCTGAACCGAGTTCTAAGCACTCTTTTCCGAACTGTACTAACTTGCCAACTGCAAAAGCACTGCCTATAAGGAAACCTATTTTTTTTACGATGTTTCCAAGATTACCAAACTGCTGCCCAAGACTACTTACATGCTTGCCTGTCTGCGGAATTATAGAATTTGCTTTTGAAAATCCTTTGGATATGCCAGAATTCGTTCTGTTAACGGAGTCGCCTAGTTCATTTACTGAGTCTTCTACGCTATTTGTTCGTTCTTCTAGCGATGCAAAAGAATTTCTTATATCTTCGATTCCGTCATCAAATACGGAACTTATTTTTTCATTTATGTCTCTGACTGATTTAGCTAAATCTTTAAATGCAGCCCGGACTTCATTGATGCCTGACGATATTCCGCTTGTATCAAGCCTGGTATCAATAATGACTGAGCCATCAGCAGCCATGTGTCCACCTCCTAACTATTTGAGGTTAAGCATCTCATTCAGCGCATCTTTATACGCCTGCTCTTCGTCACTGAGACGCGTTTTTATGTCAATAATATCTTTGTTATCGCAGTAGAATTTCTTTTCCCATTTATCCAGACGTTCTCCGTGAGCTTTCTTCGACCGGATTCCAAGGACGGTGCTGAATAGGCTCTCTCCCACTTCCATGAAATAACCGAAGAACGTCCACCAATGCATATAAGGTGCCGCTCTAACTTCACTATGAATTACCTTGTTTACCGCCGGAATAATCATTTCCCCGTCCTGTTCCCAGTCAATTAAACGGGGCTTAGGCTTGTTCGAATTCTCGTCTTTTTGCCCGCAGTCGATAAATTCACAAGCTTTCTGACAGGCTTCAGATAAGTGCTCTGGCGGTATATTCTGCCAATCCTCGAACAGAATCTGTAACATAACAACAGCTTTCGCCTGTTCATTCAGTTCCGGGTCGTTCATAGCAATGAGAATGTCAATGATTGCTCGAAAATCCGTTCTGATAGAAAAATCCACCCCACTGATATTTAGTGAGGTGGGTAACTCGTAAGCGGTCATTTTGTGTATTTCTCCGTATACTTATCAACAGTAGCCTGCATTTTTTTCTTTCTTTTTTCAATTTCCGGTGCAATTGCTTCTGAAATCTTATCAAGCACGATATATGCAAAAACCTGACCGTTTGGGAATACAGTTGTTGCGGTGATCGGTTCTTTGAATAAATCCATTGAGGCCTCATACCCTAACAGATAGTTCATTTTATCTTCAATCTGCTTGTTCAAATCCGCCATTTCTTTACTTGTTGTGACCTTCTGAATGCTGTCCTGCATCTGTTCAAAAAATGGTTCAATTTCCTCTGCCCTTGCTGCAACATTGATGTCGGTCGGGTTCAGCTTAAAGGAAGAAAAGATTTCTCCCTGATTATTGGTGAATGTAAAAAGAAGAAATCCATCATCGATGCTTGTGTTAATTGTCTTTGCCATTTTCTACGCCCTCCTAAAAATTATTCACTGTCAGCTGTAAATGAGCCGGAAGTAATGTCGAATTTTCCTTTGACGCGTTCTCCAACGTAATTAACTGTGAACGGAATCTGATAGCCGGACGTATCACCGCCGTAGCTTGTTGGAACAACATAGCATTCCTGCTGGTATGCTTCATACTTGCCTGCTGTGGCTTCTGTCCAGAGATGAACTTCAACTGCTTTTGTTTTGAGGTTGTCGTCTTTGAGACGTCCATCTACGATCTTCTGCAATGCTGTGAACAGATCGGAAGTAGTGTCTGCATAGAACGGATCAGCGTCAGAAGAAACTTCATAGCCGTTATGCTTGAATGTGGATTCTCCAAGAATATTTTTAGATGTTTCGGTATCCGGGTTGAGTTCGATGTTGTACTCTTCCAGGTCCTTTCCAAGGCGTTCATATTTCGATGTCAGTCCCCCGCAGAGGGAACCTGCATCAATGTAATGAGCCATATATTTACGGTCAATCTTGCCTGTAACTGCCATAGAAATGTCCTTTCTGCCTATCATTTTTAAAAGGCTGTGTAGGTTAGCGGCTATCTCTAACTGATAGCCGGTTGTTACTTGTTATATTACTTCATAAGTGTTTTCGTAGCGCACTGACAATGGCAATAGCCAATCCTGTACGCCGTTCTCCTGCGGCTCTAATCCGTATGAATTATCACGAGTGATACGTTTTATTACTCTTCCTTGCGAAAGCTCTGGAAAAGCAGATAAGCGTGTCTCAGAGCCATTTATGATAACTGGTTCTCGGCATATCCATTTACCGAGACTGTCCAGAAACTTCTGAACAGATAACTTCTGCCGTTCTTTGTCGGATGCCGTGCGGTAAACCACATAAAATGGATACTGGCATACCTGATGCATTACTCCGCATACATCTTCTTTTTCTGAATAAATCAAGGCGCCGTTATCTGCCGAAAACGCAATCCCGGATTCTTTGCCGAGTTCCTCGAATTTGATTGTTTCATTTTCGTACAGTCCCGGATACTGGTTCAGAAGTGCTTTCATAGCATCTGTCAGAATCTCATATCCGGTTGCATCTTTGCCAATTGGTTTATCTGCCATGTCTGCCACCTCCTGCCTGTGCTTTTACTTTGCGAATCCATGTGTCACCGTATTGCCGTTTAGCGGCATCGAACCATTTAGCCTGTGCCTGTGGGTGTGCCTGTTTGGTGTATTCAAGATTTTCCTTTGCGGCTGTCTGACCAGAAAACTGACTAACGAGGACTTTCTTTGCTCCACGTCTTGCGTAGGGACTTCCGGTTGCCTCGTCAACCATTCCTTTTCCCTCATACAGAAAACGCCCATAAGGAGCTGCCGCAGCGCATACTTTCCCAGTTCCTTGCAAGGATGCACTCTCAACTCTTGTTCTGTTGATAAAGTCCCCTGTAATCATCGGCATAAACGGAACCATGCTGTCCATGACCATTCCATCAAGGAGATACTGAGCTTCTTGATACTGTCTGGAGAATCTATCCATATTCAGTTTAATTTTCATATCTCCGTCAACTACAGAGAATCCTTTAAAATGATGAATTTTACTCATATCACTTACCCAGAATCTCAAAATGTGGAATCAGTGTATACGGACCGCCTACACTGGTAATTTTGAACACGTTGTCCTTGTTCTCATTCATGTACTGGTAGAATCCGTTCCGATAATCACCGTCAGTTACCGTTCCGCCAGTCCACTCACCCTCCCAGAAAAACGATTCGTCGGAGAATGTGATAGTATCTTCCAGAGCATTGTTAATCTGCTGTTTCCACTCTTTAGGCGGTACATATGGGAGAATCTTACCATTCTTGTCAGCAATGGTTATATCGCCGTTCTGGACAGTATAGCGTACGTGTAACTGTGCGTTGTCTGTTGCGTCTGGTCCGTACTTCTTAAGAATTGCCCCCTTGTCCGTAATAAGGTCGACACCGGATAAAACGTGAGGGTACCAGTACGCATCTCCGGTCGTGGCACTTTCGTAGTAATTAAAAAGTGTAATTTTAGATGAATACATGATACCCTCTCCTATCCTTCACATGTTGCTTTTGAAAATCTATCGTGGAACGCTTTAATTCTAACAATATTACCTTTGCACTCTTCCGGTACTTTTCCGTAGAAAATAATACTTTCTGGATGCAATCGTTCAATCATAGCATTATAGCCAGATAAGAATAGGCGTTTTTTGCCTAAACTGTTCATACATCCAACCGAACTAATCGCAACCGTTCCACTCTCTGGCTCGCCGTCAAAACACCATTCGTAAGAATCTGGTGTACTCCATGAAATTGTAGGAATTACCTTGCAACCATATTCTTGCAGATATGCGCCAATCCAATGTTTGCGATAATGGTTGTATATCTGGATTGCTTTAGGGAAATCGGTGTAGGTACTGAAATCCGGTGTCAAAATGTACCGGAATCTACTCAGCTTGTTTACATATCTGTCTGGATTTCTCCATAGCGCATCGAATTGGTAATCGTCTAAGAAGAAATGAACAGCTTTCTCTTCTGGATTACTGCATTTACCTCTTGCGTAATTGAATCCGACAAACTCACAGTTACCCTCGAATAATTCCGGTTCTAACTTCGGTATGCCGTATTCACCAACGCCGGGAAAGATACGGCGGTTTAGATTTTCGTAAGCTATACTCGTCTCTCGGTTTGCCATAGATTACTTCTTTCCACTTCCAAAGAACCACGAATCAAAGTTTTTCATTCTGCGCTTTCTGGCTCTGTCATAAGTGGTGGTAGTACGGCTTGTATCGTGCAAAGCACTTGTATCGCCTTTTTCAGAAGCCTTTGAAAATTTGTGCATTTCATCTCTCATGGCTGTACTGGCATTGACTAATTTTCGATGTTCTATAGCAAGTCTTTGATTTTTAAATAACGCCTCTGCACTTCCAAGTTTTGCGATTTTCCTTTTACTCTCACTCAATCTGTCATTTATATAATTCATTGTCTTTACTGCTTCACTCTTTGTCTTGATTGACTTAAAATAGCTAGTGTTTTCTGAATTAATGACCTTCTCGAGTTTATTGTCTTTCTTGACAATTCCACTTCCTCTGAGTGCGTCACTTTTCTTTGCAGAGTTGAAATATACTTTTGACATTAACTTAGAAACTGGCTTCTCGTTGTTTAATCCACTGCTTCCACCACGTCCACCCATAAAATCACTCTTTCATAATACTTTGCTTAATAACCTGATTCACACCGGTAGCCGACAATCCATTAAACATGCCGACTGCAACTGCCGTGATATAATCCGTTGCCGGGAAATCCGGGATAACTCCCATTCCGACCGCTCCGAGAATCCCGCCAGTAATTGCCATGATTACCGGAATCCATTCATCAGAGATTCTTTTTGATGCTTTACAGCCCATTCCTACGATGTAGCAAATCATAACGATTGCAATACATGAGCCTAATGTTGAAATGTCCATCATTCAACTACCTCCCAATCATGCGATGCAACATTAGAAAACGTATACGCCACATTATTGGTCTCTCTGATATCCAGCACTTTACCGTCCTTACAATGCATTTTGATCGTATTGTCTTCCCATGCCCAATATCCACTCCAAGATGGAAGCTTAATTTTTTTGCCATTTAAAAGCTGAAACCATGCTTCTCTAAAACTCATATCTATCACACTCCTGCATATAAAATTGGTATTTCATCGTCCGTCCTTACTCCCATCAAAAGCGGCAATGCTGTCTTAAGGAGTAAATCATTTGTTTTCTGTGTGTCTCCAGCAACACTGTATACTGCACTCCATTCCTTTGCACTTGCTCCAATCTGCTGCGGAGTTGCGTAGGAAATAGATTCACTGCCAGAGGATACAGATGTTACAATGCCTGTAGTGCTACCACCGGACCCGATTGTGGTTGATACTCCACTAGCGGCGGCATTGGCAGCATTCTTTTCAGCAAGTTCAATCTGATACATTAATTCAGCCAATGAACAGACCGCCTTTTTGATACGCTTCTGAGAGCGTTCATTTTCCGGCAGCCCGTCCACCAACCTGTCAAATGTCATTAAGTCCACAAAATCACTGGCTCTTTCCGCCAGTCGTGGGAAGTCGGCTTCTGGCACAACTGAACCGAAATATGAAGTTGTGTAAAATTCATAATCTGCATAAGCCATGCCAGTTACCTCCTACATTTATGATTTCGCTGTTACAGTCGCATGTCCGGCGCTCAGTGCTTTATAGGTACTGTCGCACTCAACCACTGTGATTACCTGTCCTGTTGTTGCGGTAATGTCAGATTCTCCATCCCACGCGCTCCAGTTCTTTACATTCTGTCCGTAGTCTACGGAAGTCTCAGATGATGCAACTTTGTACTTGTACACATTTCCTGCGCTTACTTTTGCCGGAGTAACAGTCACTTTTGTATCTCCGCTCTTACTTCCTGCTGCGGAGTTTACAGTGAGAGTTCCAAGTGTCTGAGTTGTGTTGATAGTTCCGACAGCAACAGCGTCAATATATTCTGCAAAGAGGGTAAGTCCCATGATTGCGAATGATTCAGACACTGCTGTGTGGTAATTGCCCTGTGTATGGAATCCAATCAGATTTGTTTCACCGGATACAGTATATACAAGACCCGCTCTTGCGAAATCAGATTCGTTCGGGTCAACATAGTACAGAACGATATTTTCAACAGGTGTAGCGATTACTGTTCCTCTCGGAATTTCACTGTCAGACAGTAAGAAAATCGTATTAAATCCCAGGAAGTCTTTCACATACTGGAAGCCAAACTGGTTCTGAATAGAAATCTCAGCTGCTCCGATATACTCATACACGTCCAGAATATTTACAAATCCAACAACGCCAGTCACATTTCTGTGCATCTGCTTAAATTTGTTTTCTACGCGACCCTTAGCCATTGCCAGAGCCATCTGGAAAGTGGTTTCCGTGAATGAGAGAGTACCTGTTTTCAGATAGTTGTAAAATCTTTCAGTAACATTGGTCTGAAGTTGGAAGAGAAATTCATCATCGGTCATCTGAACAGCGTTCTCGTAACCGTGATCTTTGATTGCTTCGATAGATACAGCCTTTGCGTATTTCTCGATAGTCATTTCTGCATAGGGTTTTTCTTTTACAACGAATTTGCTGTAAGGGATTTCCTCGCCCTCACCAACATTTCCGTTCTGTAATGTACCCTCTGCATATTTTGATTTAAGAACCGCTCCGGGTGTCTTTTTGATTGGACGCATGATACCAAGGATTTCACGTAAGTGTTCCCAGTTTCTTTCGAATCTGGTTACAAAGTCAATCTCACGTGCCTTTACCTGAATATCATTAGTCATAATAAGATTAGCTTTTGCTGCCATATAAAAAATCCTTTCTACCCATAATTGTTAAGGTATTGGGTTAGCGGCTATACTCTGGCGTATAGTCGGTGTAAAAAAATCACTGGAATAACTGGATATTCTGAGCAATTGCAGCCTGTCTCTCGGACGGGTCTTTGATTGCTTCGATATCTTTCTTTGTCATGGTTCCCGGTGTCTGCTGATGTCCAACATGAGTGGTAAATCTCGCCTGATTCTGCTGAGCCTGCTGCTGGGATTCATCCACAAAAGCGGATGCGTCAGACTGTTTCATCTGTTCAATTAGATCGTTCAGTCCGAGGATTTTACCATCTTTCAGTTTTAATCCAGCTTCCTTGATGTCTGCCATAACAGACTTCTTTGCCGCTTCGCTTGAAAATTTAACATCATCGAGTGCTGCTTTCAGAGCATCTGAGAAATCACGGTCATAGATTTTTGCGTTGAATTCTTTCTCTGCATCTGCTGCTTTCTGCTTCCAAGTCTCTAACTCGCTTTTAACATTTGCCGGGTCGATACCGTCAAAGCCTTTTAAGGTTTCTTCTGCTGTCTCAGCACGTTCTTTCCAGTCATCACGTTCACCCTCGACTTTTGACAGAGTTTTTGCTACTTCCTTTGCATTCTTGTAATTCTCAGAGAGTGCTTTCTTTACATCTGCCTGTTTATCTTCCGGGATTTCAATTCCAAATGATTTTAATGTGTCAATAAGTTTCTGCATAACATCCTCCTGGTCGTGTTTATTGACCTGCCGCCGCAGGTAAATGGATTAAGCCAGTTAGACCACTGGCAGGGTAATCGGAAAGGCAGGAATCGAACCTGCGACCTCACATTTGCAGTGCGATCTACCACTGAGCTACATTCCGCGCCGCCTTTAACGACCAGTTGACAGTGCAACTGAGTTGATTTTCACCAGAAGGCCCTCAGTATGCTTTTTTAGGTTCGTCAACCTTTAGGATTTTTACAGCAATAACCTTTTAGTATCATGATGTTGTGACTCAGCTAAATCATAGACCGCCTGCAAACAAACAGCATAATTTTAACCGAATCAAAGCGGAACGCCCGGAATCGAACCGGAGACCAGAGAGCGACTCTGTCAGTTTTCCACTAGCGTACATTCCACATAACCCGGATTCCCGGGTTAGCAAGGTATTTAACGTGTTATGCCTGCCACGAGTTGTTTCGGATATTTATTTCTTTTTTAAAGAAAAGTATGAATAACAAAAACCTTAATCAAGGAGGTGAGCCATCTTGCGTGCCAGATGACAAATACGCACGGCAGGATTCGAACCTGTTTAACTTTCCATTAAAGCGTGCGCACCAGCTACTAAATTAAAGAAAGGAGGATTAAAACGAAAATGTCAAAACAACCGTTTTACTTGTGCTTCCTGCTGCACAATTACATTATAACAGATTTATTTTAACTACCTCTCTACCACTTTTTGCGTTTTTAGAGCATATCGCGAAGTTTTTCCACGTATCTCTTGACAAGATCGCGTTCCTCCCGGCACTCTGCGTCCTTGGACATATCGCTCATTTCTGTTGTGAGCTCATCCAGATGTTCTTCCAGAGCGGCAAGCATCTTCCTCTTGCAGTCTTCAGACTTGCCGGAACGATAGCTCTGCTTCTGCGTCATGTAGTCATCGTAAGCGTCTCGTCCATCAGAACGACTGTAATGCCCTCTGACATAATGTTCACCACGTCTGGCATAAGAATTTCCCCTGTCGTAATCCGGCATCATTCTGCCATCATTTGCGCTGTATCTCCCCATGCTGTCCCGCTTTCTTCCACGCTCGCTGTAATCGTCATTGTATCCGCCACGCATCTCATCAAGGACAGCGTTGTAATACTCCGCTTTCTTATCCCAGTACTGCGTGTTCTTTATATCTTTGTACATATCAATCAGCTTGTATGTCATTTCCAGATTTCCAGTGGTTAGTCCATTGTCAGCGATTTTGGAAAGTTCATCTTCGATTCTTGCGCATAAGTCTTTAATATCTCTCATAATCACACCTCCTACGCTTCTCTGGTTACGACAATATTCGCGTTCGCAACAGAAACAGCCTGATCGCTCATATTCTCTATTGCGATATTAACGCAACATCCGCGAGGTACATCAATATAGATACCAGAGGACACATTATTGTACTGGTCTACTGCTGCCGGTGTGGAAATCATCTGGGAGGATAGTACTGGCTCGCCAGAGATTGCGATAGCCAGAGAAATAGCTCCGACAGTACCGCCTGTTGGAATTGCGATATTGCCAGAAAAATCCACGAAAAATCTTGCTTTACACTGGTTAGTAAGCCCTCTCAGGGTAATGATTCCGCTTCCCTCTCTGTGCTGAATACAGTTAGAACCTTTGACTGCTGTGTTTGAAAATACTACGTTTCCATTTGCTGCTACAGTCTGAGCAGCTACATTTGTAAATTCTGCCATAAAAATACTCCTTTCATATCACAAAAGGACAGGTCTCAGCCTGCCCCTCTGTGTAATACGGCATAAGCCGACATCCGAAATCAATCGAAAGATACTCTCGATATGAAGTTGTCAACAATTGCATCCGGTGTTGCATCCGCATCCGTAATATGTGTTCGGGTTAGGAACCTGATATGCTGGAATCGGTGCCGGATTAATCGCATTAATGAGTTGCTGTGTCTGTGAAGCCATTGCAGTTGTGAGAAGTGCGCTCTGGCGATCCTGAGAAGCAGCACGTCTGAGGTCGTTGTTTTCAGCCTGGAGATTGGATATCTTCTCGTTGCACAGGTAATCAAGGATTGCCCTTGTTCCGGCGTTCTGGCTGTCGATAATGTCTCTTGTGTTACTGTTCATGGTGTTCTGCAATGCACAGGTATTCTGTGCCATGTTATAGTTTATGCCCTGGATTGCTTCTCTGGTTTCGCAGCAGCAGTTTGCAAGCTGTGCCTGGAGTGCATTGGTATTCTGCATATTTGCTACAGTGTCAGCGTTAATAGCCTGCTGGATGCCGAAGCCGGTCTGCATGATGTTTGTGTTGATTCCGTTAAATCCGGTAAGCATACCATTATTCATGGCATAGAAGCCATCACACAGGCCGCTATTGATTCCGTCAAGTTTGCTAATTACAGCGGAGTTGTCGAATCCTCTCTGAATATCCGCCTGAGTAGCTGCTGTGGCTACATATCCGCCGCCGTTTCCATTATTGCCCCATCCGTTGTTTCCCCATCCGAAGAAAGCAAAAATGAATAAAACAATAATCCACCAGCTACCATCTCCGCCAAACATGCCGTCGTTATTTCTACCGTTTCCAGTAGCAGCGGCAATATCTGCTAAGCTATAATTTCCATCCATAATATAATCTCCTTTTTGTGTATTTACATCAATCTGGCCAGATTGTAATGTACTATTTCATTCCTTTCAACATGTGCTGGAATTGCCCTGCCATCTGTTGGACCTGATTAAGTTGCTGCTGAGAAATCCGTCCAGACTGCAACATCTTCTCAACTTCTGCTTTCGGGTCCCCCTTAAAATTCTGCCTAAACTGCATAAACTGCTGTATCATCTGCATTGGTCCGTTTCCCTGCGGTGTCCCACCACCGAGGGCGTTAAATAATTGATTACTCATCTGCATTTCCTCCCTTGATTGCTGATTCCTGTACGGTATTAGCCCTAACAGGTTCAGAAAAAGAATTTAATCGGTTTATGATAGCTTCGTATTTGCCTTTCAAATCATCGTATTCCTGTCGAGTAACATATTTACTGTCCATGTTCTGAACAGGCTGTTTAGGCGGCATCTGAGTGCCTACTTCATGATACTCAAACGTCCGCAGTGGCTGTGGCATACCAGAAACATCTGTAGATTTTATATAAAATTTCTCTGATTCTGAATCCATCAGTAAAACACTTGTCCCGGGTGCTACCAGATAGGATTTTGCGCCGACTTCGCCGGATACCCACAGGATACCGCTATTATTCTGCTGTGGCTGCTGTAGTTGCTGTACTGGTTGAGCTGGAATCTGGACAGGCTGTTGCTGGAACTGGTTCATTTGCCCCGGAACGCCAAAGCTATATTGATAAGGATTGTTATATAATGCCATCTTATACACCGCCTTTCTGATTATATTTTTGCATAGATGCATCAATCTAAAAAGTTCAAAAAAGTGCCAAAAAAGTATTGTGTAATAACGCACATAGATTTATAATTTAAAAAAAAGGAGGGATTAACATGGCAACAGAAGCGCAGAAAAGAGCGGTAAGGAAGTATGAGAACAACAACTATAGACTAAACATTGTCTTTCCAAAAGGAACTAAAGAGAGGATTGAAAAGCTCAACCTTGGCAAGAGCAACAGTGCCTTTATCCGGGATGTTGTTCTGTCAGAACTCGACAGGTTAGAAAAGAAATAAAAATAACGCACATATATGCTTGACATATAACGCACATAGATGTATAATAAAGACAGTTAAAGAAAACCAATCACACAGCCCCACAAGGGGCGGAGAGGAGTCGGAACAAAAAATGAAATTAAACACATTGTCATATATCCTCGGAACAGAGGACACAATTGAAGTTGGTAAAGAATATTTCTTCGGCCAGCTCTGGGACGGTGACGGGGACGGTGAGGAACTTCTGGAGTCTGGAGCAATCGCCGTATATCAGGACGGTGAGGAGTACATCGTGGATTTCGAGGTTCTGGAATCCGCGGAGGACATTTTACAGACCCGGGTTAAGGTTACCGGGATTAATTAATAGTGACATAGCGGAACCCGAAAGGGTATAATGGAGGTTAGGAAATGTTAGAAAGAAAAATTGATCGAGCAATTGAGAAAAAAGCAATGAAAACCGGGAAGATGGGAACCGAACCGGTGACCGTAGAAATGACACTGACAAGTGGAGAAATCGAGGAGTTTAGAAACCTCGAAAAATATGACAGTAAAAATTATTTCTGGGAAATTGATGGCAATACTCTTAGAATTTCCTACACAGAAGAAATTTAAGAAAATGGAGGAAAAGAAAATGAAGAAAACAATTGATTTATTGAATGCAGCTGTAGAAATGGGATTCAACAGAGAGCAGGCACTTGCAGACATCGATGCAAGCCTCGACTCAGAACTTGAAGAAAGAAATCCACTGATGGAGGAAGAAATACCAGAAATTTTATACAATGATATTCTTGAAGGATTTCGAGCAGACAAGGAAATGAACGCATGAAAGCGGTAATGATACAAGGACATATGGACACCGCCCGGTTTTCAATACCGGGATGGAATGGCAAGCGGGGCGAAACATACCCGCTTCCGCCTTTTTCTACAGTTACTGGGATGGTTCATTTTCTTTGCAGGTGGGACAGTTGGCATGATATGAAGATATCCGTATCCGGCAATGGAGTCATGAACAAGCCGGAAATTTGCATGAGGTGGCGCGGCGGTGCTGTTGCAGGGTCAGAAACAGAAGAATTTAAGCAGCGGTTCCCGGTCCGGGTGAAATCTGGGGATTCGTTTGTAGGATGGGTTAATACACTAATTCATGAAGCGTTTGCCTCTGATCTGGACCTGCGGCTGCATATTATGCCGGATAACCAGGAAGAAGTTGACGTAATTTACAGGAAAATCTTAAATCCCCGGACATTCCCAAGTCTGGGACGGCATGAGGACTTGATAAGAATTGACGACGTGCAGGTTGTCGATATTCTGCCGGCACAGGAAATGGCGCTTGATATGTGCGCGTATGCACCGTCTACAATTAAGGTACCCGGAACTGTTTACACAATTCACAAGGACTACGTGAGCAAAAATGGAAAACGAAGATTTAATGACATTCCGGTGAAATATTTAGACCGAGGAATGAAAGTATTTGCAGATTGTGATAATTTAAGCAATCCTTGCTTTTTCCTTTGATTTGTGTTATTATTCAGATAACAGTTACGAATGTAACTGAATGTAAAATCAAATTGGTAATGAATTATTTTTTAATAGCTCCATTTTGGAAAGGCACAAAATAAGCCCCTGAGAGATAATCCCGGGGGGCTTTATTGTCGTCTTAACACACTTTAATTATTTTATTATTTACCCGGCGGCTTAATCGTTTCGCCGTGGATATACTCACATTCATCTGTTCAGCGCAGTATTCAAGACTACGCTCCTGACATCTCAGCCGGAACAGTCTTTCTTCATCCGGTGTGAAATTACACTCTATCAAGAATCTGTCTATATCTTTCTTTGTGAACACATATAATTTCATGAGCATACCCCTTATTAATGCTAACGTTGATTCTGCGCAAGATAATTTGTAAGCTTCTGTTTTGTTTTTTTTAATTCCTCAACATTATTTCCACTGATCTGACTGTCCAACATGGTTGATAGCACTTCCAAAATTAATGAATCACGTTCCGCAATTCTCTGAAGACTCTCATAATCTCGTCTATCATGTTCTTCCAGTGTCTCTACTCGCTTATTAAGTCGGAATGCCGGAGTAATCCACTTAAAGATTACGGCTGCCGCGCCCCCAACAATAGACACCCCTCCGCAGATAGAAAGGAAAATCTGTACAAATTCTGATATGCTCATTTAGCTACTCCTTTTCCCAGTAGTATACCGGGATCTCATTACCACTATCCCATGTATCGTAATATTTGCCATTCTGTACCGTCACTACATGGCCATCTATGCATAAAATGTATGTACCTGTCGGATAGTCTGCGCAAAAATCATTGACTGTATAGATATACCGTTCTGATTGCTCAATCAGTTTGCGTCTGTATCCATGCTTGTAGAGATACGCTCCCCAGACATAATTTGCGCTTGGCATATCTGACAGAGCACATGCCTGTATCATTAATCCGGCAAATACCGTTTCCCAATCAAGTCCGGTTGCCTTACATATTGCCCGGACAACGCAATCTCCCGTTCTCTTATCCTTAACAGGATTAGGATTGAAATATTCCCATCTATCCATCAGTCAATCCCCTTTGCTGTTTTATATCTCTTTGCCGCTCCTCTGGCTTTTGCGGCATTCTGGCGGTTCCACTTCGCTATCATAAGTCGGTCTTGCAGCTCTCTTAGGTCATTCTGCTTGCAGTAGTCCTTATATGCAGCATTTTGTTTCTGTAAAAGATAAGACTTCCGGTCAAGGTCTTGCTGTAATGCGAATTTTGCCTGTTCGTCCTTACAGTTATCAACCGCCGCTTGCAGTCCAAGAACCTCACGTTTTGTTTTGCGGATTCTTCGCTCGTAAGTACGTTGCCGCTGTTCCTTTTCGTACTGTTTGCCTTTGTCGGCTTTATCCTGCGCTGATAGTTCTGCATAGGGATTAAATTCTCCATCACTGGCTCCAAAACTATGCCGACAGTTGACCCCTGACAGTCCGCTTGCCGTTCCATATCCGGTCAATGAGAACGCCGGAAATTTCTTGCTCTTGCCAGAACGAGAGTATATCTTTCCTTGCCACCATGCGTGATTTCCTGGATTCTCGCCGCCGTCACCTGTTCTGGCTCCCATGTGAGCACTGACCAGAACTAAATCCCAGCCCATTTCTTCCATGCGCTTTAGGGATATATCTCCAGTAGCCTGAGCCACGCCAGTTCTGACAGAACGTGTGACTGCTGTTTCGATCGTGTCTTTTCTGCCAGATGGATATGTTACTGTAACGCCATTACTTACAACATTGTTAACTGCTTCTCTAATCGCTTGCGTATATCCAACTGCCCCAGTCATCACATGATTGTATGCAAGGTCACACTGGTTGATATACAACGCCTGAGCGGCACTTGCGGTTGTTCTTGTAAAGTTCTTCCACTCTCCCATAGTCGCAAGCATATTTCGCTCCATGAGTCTTATCATAGCTGGCGACTGTTCGAGCGGTACAGGGCTTAATCCTGCCGCCTTGTATATCTTGTCATCATAATCGAGAGCAGTGATTCCAGCATCTTCAAACGCTTCAAGAAGTTCCTGTTGTTCACGTTTGGTATACCTGGATAGTTCCGCCAGAATGTCCTCTAACAGTTCACCAGATTCTTGTAGTGTTCTGATTCTCCATGCATCAGCATTAGTCAGAATATAATCTTCACCTCTGCCGATTCTTGCCATCATTCTTGACACGATCTCAGAGATGATATACTGATGCAATTCTTCCGCAATCTGTTCACTGCCCTCTGTTATCCGGCGTAAATATTCTGGGCTTAACATAATTACTCATCTCCAAACAGTTTTGGTTCGTCTGGCTGGGCTTCTTTAACCATTGCTTTCGCTTCGGATTCTGTCATATTTTCGAATTTGACATAATACATCCAAGGAGGACAGTCACCCTGTAAGCGATACTTCCACCAATTGTCTCGGTCTCTCTCATAAGAATATGCCATTTCGCCAAAGTTGCACTGAACTTTATATGCACCGACTGGAGCCAATCCATATAAATCTGCATATACGCTCAACGCATATACTACTTGTTTTATGCTTTTGTCTAATTGGTCTCTTACGTCCTTGATAAATTGTACAGACCTCTGTTGTCCTGCTTCTACCTCTGTGGCTGTTTGTATTCCGCTTTTTTCATTAAATACAAAATATCCATTAGAGAATCCGACCTTATATCCAATCTGTCCAAGGAGGGCATTTATACCGCTTATACGGGTATCTGTGTTGAGCATCGGATTGATTTCCTGATAGAACTCTTTTTCATCCTGTCCGAATACGTTCTTGACAAAGTGCGGTAAGTTCATCTCATTACGTCTGTTCTCCATGCCCTGTGGCGACATGGCTGCTACAGGTGTACCGCTTGGCATCAGCAGCCTATCATCTGCCAGAACAATCTTCTGCGAATCAAAAATCTCTCCGACGTTTCTGCTGTATGCAATATCGAGGTCTTTCAACTCTTCGATAGCTTCCGCAAATATCGGAAGTCCCAGTGGTGTACTGATATCTACGTTATTCGCCTGTGGTGTCCGCAACACTCCGTACAGAGGCCCGTCCAGCTTCTCACCGTTCGCCTTAAGAATTGGCGGAGTGTCTGCCATTAGGTCAGCCCATTTGGTCTGTTTAAGGTCAATCTTGTCTCCGATTGACTGAGGGGATTTTGATACATAGGCTCTGTTAGAAACATAATACGGATAGGTTGTCACTCCGTCCACTGTTGTCTCAATAAACCTGTGATATTCGAGCCTTGTGTAGTATTTTCGCCCAACTGTATACGAATCTTTAAATATAATCCCTTTGATTTCCTGATTATCGTAATCCACAATCATCACATCTGCCGGAGTAAATACGTCAAGGCTCTCTCCATTCGGCTTAATGAACACGGTTCCGTAAGCGCAGCCATATTCCACCCAGTGCCGAATCTGGAAGTATACCTTGTCAATCTGCTCCTGCAACCATGCTGCCCTTGCAGAACCATCTATCTGAATACCGATCGCCAGTGTTGCGAGCCGTGCTGTTTCTGAACAGACAGATTTAGCAAAATTAATCGTCTTGATGTTATTCTTGTCATCTAGCCACTCCGGTACCCCCCTGTAAATGTTTGCACACCGGTTAATCAGTGATTCCATCTCCGGGAACTCTGCTGCCTGGATATTAAAGTCCTCTTCGGCTTGTTTTTTGAATATCATGTTAAACCACCTTTTTAGTGTTGATATAAGTCCCATTTAGTCACCTGCTAACTGTTTGCTACGTTGAACATCCATTCCCGAGGAAGAAGCACCGAGCACTCTCTTAAGATATCTTTTCGAAGTTCATCAAGTGGGTATATTCCAGCTTTTATCAGAATTCTGATTGAATCTTCAATTACTGCCTGCTCCTCGTAAGTATATCCTTCTTTTACATCTACTTTATCTTTTAAAAAATCACCAAGTTTTTTTCTACAATATTCTGATAGCACCATTATGCACTGTGCCCCCTTCTCATGGACAATGGACTGGTTGCGTATCTGAGAGAATCTATCCAGTGATCGTTGCCATCTGGATAATCTGCAATCACTTCTCCATTGCTATCTACTTCATGCTCATAATTGATAATTTCCTTGTATGCCCTAGGTGTTCGTGCCGGATCAATGACTAATGTTCGGCACTGTAACCACTCAAACGTATATTTGCGGCTTCCCGGTGTAACAATGGCCTTACGTGCTGGAAGCCCTGCATCTCGGAAGTCAATAATACTTTCTTCTTCATCAACTCCGCAAGATATTGAATAATCATCATATCCCTTTTGTTTTATCTGGCCAGCCATTACTGCATTTCGAATTTTACATCCGCCAAGCTCATCCAGTAGGATCACTTTGTCCTGATTAGGTACATAAGCCACACGAATAAACGCTTTGGGATCCGGATACCATCCCCAGTCTTGTCCCTGATAGACGCTTTGATACTTCTGAATTTCTTCGTTTGAGATCGTTCGGATTTCCAACAGCTCAAAGATATTTGTACCGAGTCCGACAGGTAATCCAAGGTATTCATGCTGATAGGCTCTTGGATTTGTCTTTTTAAGATGCTCCGCATCATCAAGGAATTGTTGACCAAGCCATTCAACAGGAACTGATCTGTAATCACTCTTATGCCTGTAGCTGTCGTCTCGTGGCTCTTCTACATACACGTTTGCCCAGTTACTTCGGCTGATTGGTGGATTGAATGTCTTAAATACAACAAACTTACTGCCACCTCGAAGGACTGACTGCTGCACTGTACGAATTTCTTCAATGCCCGAAAATTCGTCAAGTTCTTCGAACCAGAGATACTTGAAATATCCCTTGCTTGCTTTAATAGATTTAGTCTTTTTGGCCTTGTCCAGTCCTCTGAATATAATTTTCTGTCCAGTAGGCTTATAAGTGTACTGCATAGGGCTTACACTGGTGTCCCATAGTTCATTGACTCCGAGCGCGTCAATTCCCCATGCTATCTGTTCGTAAACGGATTCTCTAAGTGTGTTTCCAACTTTACGGAAAATAACGGCATTTGACATTATACCGTTCTCTGCGTCCTGCATCATCAGGAAAGGAATCATGACACCCACAAAAGATGATTTAGTAGATCCACGCCCACCATACAAATCATAATAGGTGTGTTTTCCGTCCAAAATGTCCCAGAACACATTGTAAAAGGCAGGAGCTATAATTTCATTCAGATTAATCGGATTCTCATTCATTCTGTTTCTCCGGCCTTGGAATATTATTTACAATCGTAATCTTTCCATCTCCAGAATCATCATTTTTCTTGTCAGCATCCCATCCCTTAAAATTATTTCTCAAACTGAACTGAGCACCATTTGAACCATCACGATCAAATAGCCTTTCCTCTGCGTACTGTTCCACTCTGGCTTTCGCGCGCGTAATCGTGTCAACAAACTCTGGTTTTGCTTGATAGTTTAAAAGAGCTTGTCTGCTTGTAAATCCAAGGGCCAGAGCAAGTCCTGTAACGGTCGGAGGATGAACGTCTACGAAAATGGGAGATCCAAATTTATTAAACATTTGTTTGCCTTTGCTATCAGTTAAAGGATATCCTTTACAATCCTTAAAATATTTTTCGATTTTTTTTTCAATTTCATCCACCGTTTTATACATGGGCGGTTTTCCCATTGGCATTCCCACATTCTCACCTCCAGACATAAAAGCACCCTAGCATAGCTATAGTTATATATACTATAATACCACGCTAGGGGTTATGTACCTCTACACCACTTTTAGTTTTTATCAATTTTATAATCTTCCGGTCAATTTTGCCAAGTGATAATATTCTGCCATGATCCTGCGCTTGTATCCGTAGAAATCATTTTCAGATACCGGCATATCTCGGAATCGCTCCATTGTCCGGTATCCTATGCAGTTCACTATGCTGTCGTATATCTGCGTTTCTATGCCTGGCGCATATTTGATTGACACTTGCAGAAGATTATATTTGTCATTCTCGTCAAGGTGTCTAAAATGACTTTGAAGCGCCGGTATATCGTCCGGCGGCACTCCATAGTCGGTTAGTGTAGCTTTTCTAAGATTCATTTATTTCACCTTCTTCATTCAAACTCCAGTCACATGGTATGCCTTGAAAACATTCTGGACAGTGTTCGTAGAATCCGCAGCCTTTGCAATCCGCTGGCTGTCCAGTACAATATTGCTGTAGTACGTGGTATGCTGATATAGCAAGGTTTGGCGTTATGTCTGGTGTATGTTTGCTATTCATTTCTTCATCTCCTCCAGCTTCTTCTCAGCTTCCTCACGAGTGAGGAATACGGTTTTACCAATTTCACTCATTGGGAAAGCTCCTGCTATTGAACGGGTATAGCTTTCGTAATAAAATATAATTTCATCTTCTATTCCTATACCTGGTTCTACATAGCTGTCACAATATCCATATGAAAATGCTTTTATTTCATACGATTCCGGATATCCAAAATCGTTATCCCACACCATATCTCCGACCTTACACGGTAATCTCACAAGCAAGCCCTGGTCTTTCAAGTCTTCATAGTCAGCAAGTTTTTTAAATGCTTGTTGGATATAGCAATTCCTGCATCCATCTACTACGTATTTACAAAATTCTTCGCAAGTTTTATTCCCAACGCCAATGATATATGTGCATTCATCGTCTGAATAATCTGTTAATCTCTCCATCTGCTTCGCCTCCTGTAATTTTGCTAATACAAGTGTTCCAACCTCGAATCCATGCAAGACTAAGTTTACTTCTCCAATATTCCTCTTCTTTCTTCTCCGGCAGCGGCTTCAATGGACACCAATTAGGGATTACATCATTGTTTGGAACTCTTCTGTCACCCATCGCTCTGCACCAAAATCCGCTTATAAATTTACATTTTCCGCAATTCTCTGGTGTATCTATCACTAATACTGATTTACTCATTCAACTCCACCGCCTTTCACGATTTCGATTGCTAAAGCTATCGTCTGTTCTTTTTCAATGTATTTCAGTCTTTGCGTGCTGTCATTAGTTCCCAAACATAGTTTAAATGCTCTCTTCTTTTCTTCTTCTAACCGCTCCACAACCTTATCTACATCAAAAACTGTCGGCTGTTCGTCAATAACTGCACCTATTGCAAAATCCATATCCGAATTTCCAAGAGAGTCAATTATTTTGTCTGCATCAATCAGTCTGCTCATATATCATTCTCCTAACCGTTTTAAAATCTCTTTTGCAATCTCATTACTTGTATACATCGAAATTCCCCACCCATTATATTTTCTATGGCAATCATCGCAACACCATTCGTCACTATCATCTTCTTGAATTTCACTATCGAATCTGCAATTATCGCAATACATATGATCGAGAGTGCTATAAATGATACTTGCAATATCGTCTTGTTTACTATTGCACTTTGGACATTTATATTCTTTCATTTATTCATCCTCCCACACTCCCAACAACCGCATCCTCTCATACAGTACAGCGACGGTCTTACGCCTGTATCCATAGAAGTCCTTCGGATTCATCGGGATATACCTTTCTTTGCTGATTTTCCTGTAGCTTTTCCGGTGTAGGATATTCTCGATAACCATATCCGCTATCACCGTGTTTTTCGGGCAGGCTGACAAGGCGGCACTGGAAAGCAGGTATCCGTACTCTGCCGGGAAGTCTTTCAGCATCGTATTCAGTTTTTCAATGTCTTCAGCCAGAATACCGTAATCTTTCAGCTTCTTATTCCTTGTCAGCATACCGTTCTCCTTTCTATTTGTCTGAGTGGTGCTTGTCGTACATGATCGCTACGCATGCAAGACCGACCACTCCGACTATGATTCCAAGTGTAAGTCCTAATAAGAATGTAATCATACTTCCATCTCCTCAGTCTTTATGAATGCCATCCAGTGTGTTTTTCCCTGTTTGCCAGATCTATTACCATACAGCGGCTCTACTCCGATAGCTGCAATTACATCTTTTACAGGAATTTGCACTTCGTTCCATTTAAAAATCAATGTGCCATAGGGCTTTAATACACGCATACACTCAAAAAAGCCATCATGCAATACCTGCTTCCATGTATTCTTATTAAGTTTCCCGTATTTTTTTACCATCCATGAATTATCTCCACCTTGAATGAGATGCGGTGGGTCAAACACAACATGATAGAAAGTGTCGTCCGCAAATGGCAGATCTGTAAAATCAGCAATAACATCAGGATGAATGCTACAATACCTTGTTGTTTTTCCGTCACTGCTCGTCCATATTGCCTCACAATCCAATTCACGCTTATCCACAAAAACAGCTAACTCATTATTTTTGTTGAACCAAATCATTCTTGAACCACAAGTAGCGTCCAATACGAGCTTATTCATACAACCACCTCGCTATCCTCTGGCTCTTCATTAAGCATTTTATATATACGGCCAGAATGAAATGCCTTTCTTAATTTTTCATAATTAATTCCAGTAAGATCTGAAATTTGAGAAATTGTCATTGGCTTTCCTTTGAATTCTACAATCAAATTATTTCTTTTATTATTTCCTTGTATTTTTGCATCCACCCATCTACAGTTGTCAGGCGAATATCCATTATTATTATCAATGCGGTCAATCGTTAAATTGTCTTGATACCCATTCTCTGTTGCCCATTTATAAAACATCATAAAATCATGCCATTCTTCACAAACAGAAATCCCACGACCGCCATAATCAATATATTGTGGGTGATCTTTGCGCTCGCATCTGTATTTCATATTGCGCCAGATGTTATATATCCTTGTATGTCTTAATCCGTGTCTTGTAGCTTTTTGCCTTGCAATATCAACGCTTAAACAACCGCACGATTTTGTGTATCCTGTTTTAAGTCTGTGCGCATCTACGGTTTTTATGTTTCCGCAATCACATTGGCATATCCAATATGTTCTATTGGTATCGTCCGTCTTTTTTCGCTTTATTACTGTTAACCTTCCAAAACGCTTTCCTGTTAAGTCTACAAACTTACTCATATTTCATTTTCCCTTTATCCTGACTTCTGATTAACATTTTGCGTCCTCCTTGTCTTTCTCACAGAATCCTCTGTGTTCATGCACTGAATACTCGATTCCACGACTCCATTCCATGTATGCGAGTTTTTCTCCTGTCAATTCGCATTTGTGTTTTCTTGCGTTCAGGTGTTCGCAGGTTCCATCACAGTAGCTCATTTTTTGTCCTTTCTTAATGTCTATCAAATTCAATGTTGTTGTCTAAATAGAATTTGTAAGCATCCTCTTTGATTTTCTTAACTTTACTCATGATAATTTCTTTCGCTTTACTGACAGCTTCGTCAAAATCTTCTGTTTCAAGATTGTAGTTGTAAATATCCAATGTGTTACAGTTAAGGAACAGCGTATCTCCATAGCCAACGTATTTGTGAATAACGATTTTTAAAGAATTGTAGTTTAAGGCAAAAATACTTCCGGTTTTAGGTTCTTCGCCATACTTGGCGTTACTTTTAAATTTCATTTCCCATCCTCACTTTCTCCATGTAAGCAACTGACACGCTATTGTGCAGTCCTCCATGATTTCTTAACCAAACGCTACCTGTCCGTTATTCTGCATGTCTTTTTATTTCTCCTGAAAAGCTTAATTCAATTCCTAGTTCTTCCTTGATAGCCTGCACATAATCAATCCATTCAGCCAAGCCCTGGTCGATATAGTCCGAAGCTTTGTCCATGCCCGCCATGAACTTCTGGCATCTTTTCTGACCGAATCCAAATTCATCATGCAGGACAGCTATCGCCATGATCACGCAGCATTCAGATACAAGCTGCTTGATCTTCTCAGATGCTTTGTCCAGATCCTTTCTTGCCAGGGAAGTATGTATTCCTGTTACTCCCCTGAATCTGCATTCCTTTTCGAGAGCTTCAAGACCGCCCTCTCTGGTGATTCGTCTAGCAAGATCAAGACCATCTTCACGACCTCGCTCGTATTCACGCATTTTGTTCATTTCTTCACCTTTCCGAACCCGTATCCTGTCGGAGCATAGGCTCTATCAGTACTCGGGTGTGCTGTTTTAAGCAACCCATCATCAATAAGCTGATTCAAATGTCTCCAGATGGTAGCTCTGCTTGCGTCTACCTTCTCACAAATCTCGCTGACCGATGGTGCATATCCAACAAGTTTAAAGTAGCTTACTACATACATG